GGCAGAAGATTTAGATGAACCATTTTTAGATAGCAGTTTATCAAGAATTAGAGTTAATGTTCCAATAACAGAAACACTTGAAGCATCAGTTGTTAGCCCAAATATACTTAATATTAATACTTTTGCAGATCTTGGAACATTTACTATTGGATCATATTTTTATTCAAATAGTATATTTTTACAAACAGTATCAATAGGTTATGAGTATACAGATCCAACTACATCAAATATAGTTCAAGAATTAAAAACTTTCACATCTACACTTTATCAGCAATGGGGATTTATTTCTGAAACCTTTACAGTACCAAATGTTTCCGCACAGTTAAGGATTGTATTTAAAATTAAAGTTTTTGAAGGCTCCGCAACTTCAGCAGATAATGAATTTTATTTTAATGGCATTACTTTAGGACAGTGGAATGAAGAGTTTAATACATATTCATTTGGCGTAACAGAAACTACAGTTCCAGAAACAATAAGTATTTATGGTGGATACGATGCAGTAGAGGCACAGGCTTACGGAATTGCAGAAGATTCTGGCTACTATATTGCTGAAGGTGGATTAAAATGCAAAAATTCAGGTATACCATTAGTTTACGGAGCAAGTGGAGTAACAAGAATACAGCCAAACAATGATGCATCCTTAATAATTCCAGGCAAAGGATTCTTAAATAAAAAGGGGCAGTACAACGATTATACAGTTGAATTTTGGACAAGAGTTCAAGTAAATACATCAACTCCATTCAAAATATTTGGACCAATAGCATCAGATGATGGACTTTATGTTGAAGATGGATTTTTAACATTAGTTATTGGAAATGAGTTTGCATCACATTTTGTTGGTGAGTGGTTTAGGCCAATGCTAATTCATATTCGTTTAATTAAAGATTCCGCATCTTTGTTGGTTAATGGTGAAGAAGTTTTGTCTTTATCTTTAAATACAATTAATTTAAATCTTCCAGAAGAACTTGATAATAATGGAGATAACCAAGATTGGTTAGGGTTTTATGCAAACAATAGTGTGTATCCTTTTGAGATTGACTGTGTAGCAATATATTCTTATCAAATTCCAATTACCGTTGCAAAACGACGATGGGTTTACGGCCAAGGTGTTGTTTCTGCAGAAAATATAAACTCTTCTTACGGAGGAACTACTGCCTCTATAGATTACTCATTTGCAAATTATACCGCTAACTATAACTATCCAGACTTTGCTGGATGGGATCAGGGAAGTTTTGATAATTTGTTAACTACTCAAACAAACTTAAGAACGCCAGAGTATTCTTTGCCAGAAATATTTTTAGGCACAAAAACACTACAAGAATTATATGATGACAATAAAGAAATACAGGACAACGAATCTGGACCAATAATTACTGACAAATTTTTATCTTTTAGGCCTAACAATGCCTGGAACTCTATTAACTCTTATATAAATTTTTCAAAATTTAATTTATTATCTAGCGAAACAGAAAGTTTTTATGGAATATTTAGTTCACACAATTTGTCATCGGATGAGATATTGTTTAAAATATATAGTCCACTAAACAACAATTATTTTACAATTCTTAAAGACGGAAATTTAATAAAATATTCCTTAACATATAATGATGTTACACAACTATTGTTTACCTCTACTGCAATAACTGCTAATAATCTTTTTGCAGTAGGAGTTAACATAAAGAACTTATCTGAAAAATTTGGCAATAATGTAAGTTCATTTTTTGGAAATCAAAACTCATTAAAAATGTATGTATGTGGAGATGATTCTGAAAATTATACTTTTACTGGAAGGCTATATTCCGTTGGAATATCTACAGCATTAAATTCTACAAAAATAGTAGAATATATTGATTCTAATGGATTTATTGAATTACAGTATGGCCAAGAATTAATTGATCATACCGCTAGTTATACAATTATTCCATCAGAGGCTTACGAAAAATATTTTTTAGATATAGGTGTTGCTGGATACTGGCAAGATTATTTGCCACTTTCTTATTTTGCTCAATTTGTAAAAAATGATAATGATGAAGATTTTTATGAAATAGATTTTTTACAATTTAACTTAGGGTATCCAACAATAGCCACCTTACAACAAGAATCTGGTGCATCTTCTTATTATTATAATACAGAAGGAGCAAAAATAAAAAGTTATGTAACATTTCAGTATATAGCAGATGGAGCAAACCTTTCCACATCTTTTGCTAATGAAGAACCACCAGATGAATATAAAGTTATTGATTTAAATAATTATCAAGACTGGGAAACAACAAGGTTTGAAATTTTAGACAATACATTAATTTATCCAATTAAAACTGTAGATTTTAATGATATTGCAATTGTGTATAGCCTTGAATTTAATAGTCGTGGAGTTTTAACTAAACCAATTTTGTTAAATAAATTACAATTAGCATCTCAGGCATTTAATAATAATTCATTTAATCCAATAGGAACAAAGTTTGGTGTAGACATATTTCCATATAAAAAGAATGGAATTTATTTTGATTATAAATCTAAAAATCCATTTAGTATATATAAAGAAAGCACTCCATATCTATATTTAACAAAAAATTCTGGAATACAGGTTCGTGGTGAATTAAATATACTAGAGTCCCGTGGTCTTTCTTTGCCAATTAATAAAGAATTAGCAGCAGACTATAAAGTTAGTGCGATGCAATTATGGATAAAATATGACAAAGATGCTTTTTTGTCAACCCCAATAGAAATTTTTGAAATTAGTCATAAAAATGGAAATCTTAAATTTTATATGCAAGCAAATAGTGAAGATCTAAATAGGGCTAAAATTTTTGTTTTAGATGAAAATGGCATTCAGTATAACGGTATTGGATTTTATTTAAATGGTAGTTTGGTAAGAGAGTTAGTCATATCATTAAACGAATGGGCATCGGTAGGTATTTCATTTTTAAACCCTTTAATTTTTAATTCATATTTAGGAAGTATTAATCTTACAGGACCATTGATATTTAATCATATTGCACATTACGAAATAGGAAACTTGCAACAAATACAGAGCGAAACTACCAGGCCATGGTTTAAAGTTTTAAATGACGGATCTGGCAATCTTGATTGGCAATTTTGGTTTAATAACTTTACTTGGAATGGAATGTTAGTAATAGGGTCTTTAGAGTTATATAATATTAATCCATCAGACATATATAAGACCTATATAGGAACTAATAAAATAATAATTGATGACGGGCAAGGATTAATCTATCAACCTGAAAAAATAAAGGTTTATGCCAACACAGAATGGTCAAGCATAGTATCTACACCAGTATAATCTGCTATACTTATGGTTATGGAATCCTTAATTAATCCAAAAACTGGTCAACCTTATGTACAAAATGTTCGTCGTAAAGTAATAGATAAGCATTATGACTGGGGTTTATATGTATATAAAAAATCTAATGGTAAGTGGTTTACAGATGACACAGGATCAATTTTAAACATTCCCTCAGATCGTGGAGACTTGTCTAAAATTTCAGAACTAAGAAAAGTTGCTATGCATTATGGTGATGATGGTGAAGGCAAAGCAGTTTTCGTGCCTGGACTCACTAGAATTAGCGAAGAAGAATATTCAGAACAAAAAGAAAGAATGAAAGAGGGGTTAATTCCTTCAATGAATGATTTAGGTGCTTGGCATGCAGCACAACAAACATTAGACAAATATGGAAAGAGCGCTATTGATGAGTGATCAAGAAGAATATGTTCGTGTAGGATTAAATACTCAAGATAAAGAAGATAATCCATTTAAGCATCAAGATCCTTTTAATAAAAATTGGGATGATTTAAAAGATTATGCTGGGTTAGATCAAAATTTTCGTCGTAGAACAACTCGCAATTTATCAAAATACATTAGTCCAGAAACAAATCAAGCCTATCTAAATGCAGCAAACGTAACTCCTTCGGGAGTAGATGCAAGTTCAAAGCAAATTAATCCTGGCACGGTATACAGAAATGGTTACGGACTATTTGATGTAATCACTCCTCCATACAACATGTATGAATTGGCTAACTTTTATGACACATCATTTGCTAATCATGCTGCTATTGATGCTAAGGTAGAAAACGTTGTGGGCCTTGGATACCGATTTGACATTTCAGATAGAACAATGTTAAGGTTTGAAATGAATGAAGATCAAGCAGCCGTAGATCGTGCTCGCAATCGTATTGAAAGAGCAAAAATTCAACTACGTGACTGGCTAGAGGGTTT